TCAATGGCCGAGGTCAAGGCGGCGATCAATGCCGATCCCTTCCTTGCATCCTGGTATGATGTTGGCGAAAAATACATTCGCACAAAAGACAGGCGAGTTGAGTTCAAGTTCGCGGGCCTTAATCGCAATATCGACAGCATCAAATCAAAGTCTAAGATTCTGCTTTGCTGGGCCGACGAGGCTGAGCCGATCATTGATCTTGCATGGCAGAAGCTGATCCCGACAGTTCGCGAGGACGAGTCGGAAATCTGGGTGACGTGGAACCCTGAGCGAAAGAACAGCGCCACACATGAGCGCTTCAGGTCTAAGGCACCAGAAGGCGCTAAGTTTGTTGAACTGAACTGGCGTGACAATCCGAAATTCCCTGACGTGCTGGAGCAGGAACGGCTCAACGATTACACGCGGCGACCCGACCATTACGGACACATCTGGGAAGGTGAGTTTGTAACGGTTGTTGAGGGCGCTTACTACGCTCAGCCAATCTCTACGGCCAAGCAAGAAAACCGCATCGGCAAAGTCGCAGCCGATCCACTCATGACCTATCGAGCAGTTTGGGACATTGGCGGCACCGGCGCAAAGGCCGACGCCTGCGCGATTTGGATAGTACAGTACGTGGGCCGCGAAATCCGTTGGCTCGATTACTACGAGGCACAAGGGCAACCACTGGCGGCGCATGTCTCATGGCTGCGCGACAATGGATACGCCAAGGCGATGTGCGTTCTACCGCATGACGGCGCGACCAACGACCGCGTGCATGACGTATCATACGAAAGCGCGCTCAGGGGCGCAGGCTTTGAGGTCCAGGTCATCGCCAATCAAGGCACCGGGGCTGCAATGAAGCGGGTTGAGGCGCTGCGGCGCTTATTCCCTAGCTGCTGGTTTGACGCCACACGATGCGAGGCAGGGCTAGACGCCTTGGGCTGGTATCACGAAAAGCGCGACGAGGAACGCGGCATCGGCCTTGGCCCCAATCACGATTGGGCGTCTCACGGCGCTGATGCTGCCGGTCTGGTCGCTGTTGCCTATGAAATGCCGCAGGGCAAGACGCAAGAGCCGACATTCGTTCGGCGGAAGGTTGTTTGATGGTCCTCAAATCAGAAGGCGGCATGGTTCTAAACGTGCCTGACACGCTGACAGATAGCCAACTACAGGGCGCGCAGATGGTGTTCTATCACGGCGCGTCAACATGCAGCCTTGAGTGGTCGCGGGGCGTGTTCGCGCGGGAGGATGAATTGCGCTCCAGCATCCGCGCCATCGCCCGCGTTGCGAGTGCCTTGGAAGGCAAGCCGGAGTTCAAGAGTGAGGTTGCGGCGCTCAATATGATTTTAAAGCGTGACGCGGTGCGAGGTGATTCAATTGTTCAGTAAGGGCGACACATTCGACGGGCCAGACGGGCAGGGCTACACGCTGACCCACGACCTGACGCCCGGCGTAGCATTCACTACTTCCACATTTGAGCCATTCGGCGGCGCGCCGCGTCCAGAGGGCGGCGAACCGATACCGGCATGGCTGTTGACGCAATTGAAGGCGCCCGAATAATGGATCAAATAGCCATCATCGCCGATATGGTGAAGCAATCCGAGCGCCATGCAGACGATCTGTCAAAGGACCGCCTGCGCGCGATTGAATACTACGAAGGCACCATGCGTGACACGCCATCGGATGAGGGACGTTCGAAGATGGTCACGCGCGATGTGCGCTCGCAGATCAAGAAGGTGCTGCCGTCAATTATGCGGACCATTCTTGGTGCTGACGAGGTGGTTGAATACCCGCCCGTAGGCGAGGGCGACGAGGACGACGCCGATCAAGCCAGCGATTACATGAACTTTGTCGTCATACCTGAGACGAACGCCCGCGATGCTATCTATGACGGCATTCACGACGCGCTGCTGCTGCGCAACGGTATCCTCAAGTGGTGGATGGACGAACGCCAAGCCGTCAAGATAAGCAAGCACAGCGGACTGACCGAGGATGCGCTGGCCGAGTTGATCGGCAGCGATGAAGTCGAGGTTCTGGAGCATGACGAGGCCGAGGAAGACGTTGAGGGCGAAGGCGGTGAGATTGCTCCCGTCACATTCCACAGCGTCAAGATCCGGCGCACCTATACGAAAAAAGACCTTCGCTGCGCTGCGGTGCCGCGCGACCGCTTCCTGATCCATCCCGACGCTGTAACGCTCGATGATAGCCTGCTGACCGGCGAGAAGACGACCGTGACGCGCTCCGATCTTGTGGCGATGGGCTATGACAAGGCGCTGGTCGATAGCCTCTCTATGGCAGACGGTGACGACGAGGACGACCGGGACGCCCGCCGCGACGTGTACAGCGATGCGACGGAATCCCAGCGCGCCAACGAGTCGATCGATTACTACGACCTATACATCAAGGTCGATATGGACGGCGACGGCGTGGCCGAGTTGCGCCACATGATCTTTGCGGGCGGCTTGGCGGAAAAGAACCTACTGGAAGACGACGAGTGCGATGAGGTGCAATTCTGCGATCTATGCGTTATGCGCCAGCCGCACCAGTGGGAAGGTATTAGCCTTGCCGACGACCTGATGGACATTCAGCAGGGCAAGACGGTGCTGCTGCGCCAGACGCTCGACAACCTGTATTGGCAGAACAACCCGCAGCCGATCATGCAGGGCGGGGCAATCAAGAACCTCGATGCGGTCTACAACCCTGAATTCGGCCTGCCTATCGAGACAAACCAAGGTATCGACGTGCGCGCGGCCATTAGCTTTACGCAGGTTCCCTTCGTCGCCAAGGATTCCTTTGGCATGATGGAATACCTCGACATGGAAGCGCAGGACCGCACAGGCGTTTCAGACGCATCGGCGGGCCTAGCACCGGACGCGCTGCAAAACATGACGGCCAAGGCTTCGGCCATGATCGAGCAGGCAGGCATCGGCCAGACGGAAATGATGGTGCGGACCGTGGCTGAGGGGCTGCGCAAGTTCTTTCGCGGCATGTTGCGGCTTAGCATCAAGCATCAGGACGTACCGCGCACCGTGCGCCTGCGGGATGAGTGGGTGCAGGTAGATCCGCGCCACTGGAATGCCGACATGGACTGCAACGTCAATACTGGCCTTGGCGCTGGTACGCGAGAGCGTGACATGCAGATGATGCAGCTTGTTATGGGGATGCAGGAAAAGCTGTTGCTGGCGTTTGGGCCTAACAACCCGTTTGTGACGCCTGACAACCTCTATGCGGCGATGGCTAAGATGGTCGAGAGCGCGGGCCTGAAGACGCCTAACCTCTACATCACCGAGCCGGACGAGGATCAGGTCAAGCAGATGCTGGAGGCGGACGCGAACAAGCCGGACCCCGAGCAGATGAAGATCCAAGCGCAGATGCAGCTTGAGCAGGCTAAAATGACAATGGAAGTCGAGAAGTCCAAGGCGCAAATTCAGATCGACCAGAACCGCGAGCAGTCGCAGATGCAGGCTGACCTACAGGTTAAGCAGGCCGAGATTGCCGCAGAGCAGCAAAAGCAGGCGGATAAGCTACAGGCCGATGCGGCGCTGCAAGAGCGTCAACTGGCGTGGGAACGTGAGAAGTTCACGCAGGAAATGGCGTTGCGCTCGCAAGAGGCTGAAACCCGCAGGCAGGACGAGATCGGCAAGCACCAGTCGGCTATGATGCAGGCATCTATTGATCGGCAGAACGCGCAGGACGACAAGGCCAACGAGGTGACGCAATGACCCCCGAAGCCCGCGCCAGCCTAGCCGAGCAGCTTCTCAGCAACCCGCTGTTTGACGAATTGCTAAACGGCATTGAACGCGCCGCAATCGAGCGGATGGTCCACGCTACAGACGACGAAACACGAGCCGCAGGCGCTATGCGCGTGCAGGCCGTAAGATCTTTGCGCAGCGACTGTGAGGCAAGCCTTCGCAGCACCCGCGAGCGCAAGGCAGCACCGGCTTAAAGCCACAGCACAGCATCTAACAACCTTCCCGGCGACCGCGCAAGCGACACCGCCGCCCGAAGCCGCGAGCGCAACAGCGCCACGGACACTAGCCATTGAGGCAATCCACCATGACAGACGAAACCGACAATGCGCCTCTTGATGAGGACGCAACCGATAACGTCGAAACCTCTGACGACGACACCGCCGAGGACTGGGACTATTTCGATCCTGACGAAGACCAGGACACCGAGGAAGCCCCTGAGGCCGAGGCGACCGATGATGATGAGGAAGAGGGCGAACCTGAGGAAGAGGTAACCGACGAGGAAGCCGAACCCGAAGCAGAGCCAGCCGTTATTGACGACGATACCGCAGTAGTAAAGCTATCAGACGGAACGCAAGTCCCGCTGGCAGACCTCAAAAGCGGCTATCTGAGGCAAAACGACTACACCCGCAAGACGCAGGAACTCGCAAACGAGCGGAAGACTGTTGAGGCGGACGTGCAGCGCATGCAGCGCATTACCGAAACCTTCGTAGATCACCTGTCGGGCCTGATTCCTGACGCGCCAGACACCTCACTCGCCTATTCTGACCCCAACGCCTACACGGCGCAGAAGGCGCAACACGAGGCCGCAATGGCGCAAGTGCAGAAGCTGATTGAGATGGGCAACGCGCCCAAGGAGATCAGTGACGGCATGGAGAAGGCCGACCGCCAGAAACTACTGCAAACCGAGAATGACCAGCTAGCCCAGAGGTATCCCGAAACAGGGACCCCAGAGGGCCGCAAGCAATTCTTTGACGAAGTGCAGAAGACGGCAACCAGTATCGGATTTACCGACGAGGAACTCAGCCAAGTCACGGACCATCGCGTATTTGCCGCTCTAAAAATGGCAGCGAGGGGCGAGGCTGCTGAACAAGCCAAGTCGAAAGCCAAAGCGAAGGTAGCCAAAGCACCGCCCGCAACACCCCGCAAGCCGGGGCAGGGCGCACGCAAGGCAAACGGCAATGTGGAAGCGATGCGCAAACTCAGTCGATCAGGCAGCCTTCGGGACGCTCTGGCGATTGACTTCGACTAATCATCATCATCGCAAAGGAGCCTAACCATGGCCATTGTTACAAATACATTCCAAAGCACGGGTGCCAAGGGCAATCGTGAGGAGTTGGCAGATGTTGTCAGCAGAATCACTCCAGAGGATACGCCTCTGTACTCCATGATCGAGAAGGTGAGCTGCGATTCAGTCCACCCCGAATGGACAACCGACGAACTGGCCGCACCAGCGGACAACGTGCAGCTTGAGGGTGACGAATACACCTTCGGCGCGACTGTCTCGCCTGATCGCCTTGGGAACTACACCCAGATTATGCGCAAGGACGGCATCATCTCGCGGACGCAGAACAAGACCGACGAGGCCGGGAGTGCCACCAAGGTCAAAGAGCAGAAGCTGAAAAAGGGCATCGAGCTACGTAAAGACGCGGAGTTTTCGATTGTCACGGCCAACGCCTCAGTCGGCGGCGCCACTCGCAAGAGCGGGTCACTGTCCACATGGCTGAAAACCAACGTCGCACGCGGCGCAACCGGCGCTAACGGCGGTTACAACACAGGCACGGGCCTGACTGTTGCCCCGACCAACGGCACCCTGCGCGCCTTTACTAAGGTGCTGATGGATGGCGTGATGCAGCAGGGCTATCAGTCCGGCGCGAACTTCAAGCATCTGTTCACGTCGCCTTACGTCAAGTCGGTTTTCGTCACCTTCATGAGTGACAGCAACGTGGCGGCGTTCCGCTATGCGGCATCATCCGGCAAAAACAACAGCATCGTGGCAAACGCTGACGTTTACGAAGGCCCGTTCGGCAAGGTGATGATTCACCCTAACCGGGTCATGGCCGGTTCGGCGGCACTGGCGCGCAACGCCTTTTTCGTCGATCCCGAATTTGTCCAGTATGGCTGGTTCGACAAGATCCACGAAGACAAGAAGGTGGCTAAAACCGGCGATGCGGAGAAATTCGTTCTCATCGGTGAAGGCGCGCTGAAGGTCAAGAACGAAAAGGGCCTCGGTGTGGTCGCTGACGTGTTCGGCCTGACCGCGACGACCTAAGCAAAATCGGGCGGGGCTTAACGGTCCCGCCCTTTCTCATTCAAGGAGGCCGCTCATGGCAATCCAGTCCCTCACGGCTCTTAATCTGGCCGCAGCCTCGGCGTCCGCCAACAGTTCGGATATTGGCAACACGTCAGCAGAAGGCGCAATCTTCGTCATTGATATTACCGCAATCAGCGGAACAACCCCAACGGCGGTTTTCACCGTTGAAGGGAAAGACCCGGTTTCGGGCAAGTATTACACCATCCTCGCGTCCGCCTCACTGTCCGCAGTGGCGACGACTGTTCTGCGGGTTCATCCCGCAATGACGGCAGCGGCGAACCTTGTTGCGGCTGACATGATGCCTTCGGTGTTTCGCGTGACCGCAACCATTGGCGGCACAGGCCCCGCAGTAACGGCAACCGTTGGAGTGATTAAAAATGGCTGATAAGACAGTAAGATGCATCATCCTGAACGACTATTGGGATGCGGATGGCGAGCGGCAGCCCGCTGGCAAGGAAGTCACCGTACCCGTTGACGAGGCGCTGGACGGCGTTGAATCCGGCGCACTTTCCCGCGTGAAGGATGCCAAGAAATGAAAATCAAAGACGGAGACTGGTCGCTGTTTGACTATGACATTCAGTCGGGCCGTCAAGTATGGGCGCTGCATAACGACGATGGCAGCACCACATTTCGCACCGATTACCCCGTGCAGCCGACCATCGACATAAACACGGCGCAGCGCAATCTCGGCCAGGATAACTGGGCAGGCGATTACCACCAGATCGCGTCCATTCCGCTGAATATCTTTCACGACCAGTTAGGCGAAGCCAACAAGCAGGGCGATGATCGCTTTCTGTCCAAATGGCTCAATGACTCTGAAAACCGCGCATGGCGAACCAAATCGGGGAATGTATAAATGTCAGCCTTTGCCGATCATCTCGACCTACGCACGGCAGTTGTTGAGCAGGTAGGCAACGCAGGCATAGCCGAAGTATTCCCGCGCCTTCTATCGCTGGCCGAAACGAAGCTAAACCGCCAGTTGCGGCTGCGCGACCAAATCACCAGCACCCTTGTGACCGCGACTGAGGGCAAGATCTGGATACCGCCTGACTGGCTGGAATCCATCGGCCTATACGACGCGCAGGGCTGCGAATTCATCATGCAAAGCCCGCAGCGCGTGGCAGGCGGTGGCAGCTATTACTCAGTCGGCCAGCGCGACATGACGACCGCAGCAACCGGCGTTACCAGCATGGAGTATTACGCGGCCATACCAACGATTGCGGACAGCATCAGCGCCACCAACTGGCTGCTGGCACAGCATCCCCACATTTACCTCTATGCCGCTGGTTTCGAAGCCGCAAAGTGGATGCGCGACAAGGAACTCGCCTCAGATATGGGC